AGGCGGCGACTCACGTGCCCAAGACATCTTGGCAATGATTCGCAATCGTCAGAAGTAAAAATAAGGGGACTTCGGTCCCCTTAAATCATCATTAGGAGAATTAACTTATGGCCACAAAAGCCTTCGATTTATCAAAATTTCGTAAGACACTAACTAAGTCTATTGACGGCTTAGGTATTGGTTTTAACGATCCTACTGATTGGGTTAGCACAGGTAATTTTGCCTTAAACTATCTAATCAGTGGCGACTTTAACAAAGGAATTCCATTGGGTAAAGTTACAGTATTTGCTGGCGAATCAGGTGCCGGCAAGTCATATATTTGTTCCGGTAATATTGTTAAACACGCACAAGAACAAGGCATTTATGTTATCCTAGTCGATAGCGAAAACGCACTTGATGAAAAGTGGTTGCACAATCTTGGCGTGGACACAAGTGAAGAAAAATTGCTTAAACTTAATATGGCCATGATTGATGATGTGGCAAAAACAATCCACGAATTCATGACAGAGTATAAAGCAATGACAGAACGTCCTAAGGTCTTATTTGTCATAGACTCATTGGGTATGTTGCTTACCCCTACCGATATCAATCAGTTTGAAGCGGGAGATCTAAAGGGCGACATGGGTCGTAAACCTAAAGCACTTACAGCACTAGTTCGTAATTGCGTTAACATGTTTGGTAACTACAATGTAGGCATGGTGTGTACCAATCATACCTACGCTAGTCAAGACATGTTTGATCCAGATGACAAGATTTCAGGCGGACAAGGCTTTGTTTACGCAAGTTCCATTGTAGTCGCTATGAAGAAACTCAAGCTGAAAGAAGACGAAGACGGTAACAAGACTACAGAAGTAAACGGTATCCGTGCCGCTTGTAAGATCATGAAGACTCGTTATGCTAAACCGTTTGAAACACTACAAATTAAGATCCCATACGAACAAGGTATGAATCCTTACTCAGGTCTAGTTGATCTATGTGAGAAAGCAGGCTTGTTAGTACAAAGCGGTAATAGACTAGCATGGGTTGATCCAGAGACAGGTGAGGAATTCAAATTCTACCGAAAAGAATGGAAAGATGATAAATTAGATATGTTAATGAGTAAATTTCATATCAAACCTTTAACAACAACCATTCCTGAGGAGATAGACGAGAATGTTGAATGAAAGTCAAATTGGTGATATCTGGATGCTTTTTGCAGATTATATAGATAAAAAACAAGTAGAAGTAGCCGCTGAGAGATATATTGATCTCCTAGCAGATTACGGAATCAGCGATAAAGTTTTACAAAATGCCACAGGTGTAGATAATGTACTTGATGCGGCAATTGATTACTATCTCGACGAACCGGAAGAAGACAGCGGCGACGATGATGAAGAAAATGACTTTAAAGAATTGGATTTTTAATGTGGTATACTAAGATTGCAAAAGATATTTCTTATATACCTGATGCTGTAGATTACTTTAACGCAGAACTTGATGAAGCAAGAAGTGAATGCCGTATTAGTGGAAACGTTGAACGAGCCGCGGCCGCAATGCCCGGTATTGTAGAACAACGCTTCACCCAATTACAAGAAATTGAAGCGATCTTAGAATATCTTAACATTGAACTTCGTAGACTCAAAAGTCAACACTTTCGCAAATACTTAGAAAACTATCAACGTGCCCTTAGTAGTCGTGACTGTGAAAAATTTGTTGAAGGTGAAGCAGACGTAGTTGACTTTGAAAAAATTATCAACGAGTTTGCTTTACTACGCAACCGATGGTTAGGCATTACTAAGGCATTAGATCAAAAGCAATGGCAAATTACTAACATTGTAAAACTCCGTGTTGCTGGTATGGAAGACGCTAGCATTTAATCAATTTGCCCAAACGGCAGACTATAGGCCTTAAATAATATTGAGGCCTATTTTTTTCACTAAAGGCTTGACTTTGCTAATAAAGGCATGTATAATCAATGTATGATAACAATTGATCAAATTTTATTGGATATAGTAAACAATACAAATCCTACAGTTGAAGAATATCTCTTAAAAAGAGATGCTAGAGTCTTGCGAAGTTTAGCTAGCATTATTTTAAATTCAACATTCATAACTGAAAATCAAGGTCGATTGCTTTTAAAGATTATTCGAGATAACCAAGAAAAAATACCGTTTTTATCCGAAGAAATAAAAGAAAGTGTAGCGTCACCGAGTTGGTCAAAGATATTTAGACAAGTTGAGATAGTAAAAAAATTCTATATCACACCACAGCCAGATGGCGATTCTTGCCTTACTATAGAATTTACATTTTCCAGCCCTATAAGAAAGACATTGCAGGCTATTTCTAAATCAGTGTCGAACTTAGTGCAGATATCCAATGGTAAGATTTATACCGCAGATCTTACTGAAAAAAATATTGTTGCTTTGGTCGAAGCACTAGAGCCCTATGATTTTGTCACAGATGAAAAAATACAAAATTACTACACTACTATTAAATCTTGGTCAAGAGAAGAAGTTCAAAAACAATTTTTAATTACCAACATTGTTTATCCTAATTTTCAAAAACAAATAACAGCCGACCTGGGTATCGACACAGCCATTGACGAAAGTATCATTATTGATCGTAGCATGAGGTATCAATACTTTTATGAGAACACTGAAAAAAATACAGAAAATTTAACTGATTACATAGCTTCGCGGGCTAGTTCAAAACTATGGATCGATAAAAACAAATATAGTGTTAGCCAAGTGATGGAGTCATTAGTTAGTCTTAAAAGATTTCCACTACTAGTCGTATTTGACTCATATACTCCTAAAAAATGCCTAGATGAATTAACTATTTTGTCAGAAAGTTTGAAAGATTATGGAATCTATGACAACGTTGGAATTTATTTTAGGTTAGATAATAATGATAACGGAAAAGAATTTAATCAGTACATTGCTAATAACAGTTATAATTGTCAACTAGATTTAGACACACGAGTAGTGGGTGTACAAACTGGAAAAATTCCGAAATTCTTACTAAAAACTGATTGGAAGCCCATGAGCGTGTTAAGCCTAGGTGCTACTCTAAGACATAGTAAAACTGCGGTATATGCAAGTTGTTGTGATTTAATTCTAACATATTCTGATGCAGAACCAATAATGGAAACAATGTTAAAATGGGAATAAAATTAGTCATAAAGGACGAGGTTAATATTAAGTTTGAGAATCTTCCATTAGATGCTCGAAAAAAATTAGCCAACTCATTTAAGTATGAAAATCCAACAGCACGTTATCAACCTGCTTACAAGTTAGGAAGGTGGGACGGCATGGTTAGTATGTTTGGTCTCGGCGGCAACGGCTATCTAAGTCAATTAGAAAAGTGTTTAGAAATTCTTGCCAGCTTGCGTGTTCATATTGAAGAAGTTGAAGACTTGCGTACCACTGGGCAAATTGAATTTAAAGAAATTACAAATAATTATTGGGCAGATATGGGCAAGGTATGGCCCAAAGGTCATAGATTTGCCGGACAACCAATTACACTACGTGACGATCAAGTTGAAGTTGTAAATCGATTCTTTACCAACACACAAGCACTACAAGAAGTTGCTACAGGTGCTGGCAAGACTATCATGACTGCTACACTAAGTCATTGTGCAGAAAAATACGGACGCACCATAGTAATTGTTCCTAACAAAGATCTAGTTACACAAACAGAAGAAGATTATATTAATGTTGGTTTAGATGTTGGTGTTTACTTTGGCGATCGCAAAGATTTAGGTAAGACACACACTATCTGCACATGGCAAAGTCTTAATGTCTTAGATAAGAAAAGTAAAAACTGGGACTTGGAAAATGCATTAACTCTAGCAGAATTCCTTGATGGTGTTAAAACAGTTATTGTTGATGAAGTTCACATGGCAAAAGCAGAAGTTCTAAAAAATTTGCTGACAATTAACTTGTGTAATGCTCCGATTCGCTGGGGGTTAACTGGCACTGTTCCTAAAGACGATTTTGAAGCACAACCTATATATGCTAGTATTGGCCCAGTAGTCGGCGGCATCAAAGCACACCAATTGCAAGAGATGGGAATCTTAAGTAATTTACATGTAAACATTACGCAACTTATTGACTTACCGGAATTTAAGTCATACGCAGAAGAATTGAAATATCTTGTTACGAACCCTGACAGGATAGAATATATTGCAAAATTAGTCAAAGGCTTATCGGAAACAGGCAACACATTAGTTCTAGTTAATAGAATTGATTCAGGCAAACAATTAATAGATTTACTAGACGACGCTGTTTTTATTTCAGGTGAAGTAAAAGGCACGAAACGACAAGAAGAGTACAAAGAACATGCGACAAATGATAACAAGATTACTGTGGCGACTTATGGTGTGGCCGCTGTTGGTATTAATATCCCTCGTATTTTTAATCTGGTTCTTCTTGAGCCCGGAAAGAGCTTTGTCCGCGTTATACAATCAATTGGGCGCGGCATTAGAAAAGCAGAAGACAAAGACTTTGTACAAATCTGGGACGTTACTTCGACCTGCAAATTCGCCAAGCGTCACCTCACAACGAGGAAGAAATTTTATAAGGATGCCAAATATCCGTTCACGATTGAAAAGATAGATTGGCAAAAATAAGGAATTATGCAGATATTAACATTAGACAATGAAACATTTTCATTAAGTAATTTACCAGACGAAGT